TTGATGTGGTAGTTGGCAATCTCTTGCTCCATCTCTGCGTATGGAAGCCCGCCTTGATAGTCAACGGGGGAGTAGTAGTACGAGCCGCTGCGATATGGGCGCATATAAAGGATTTCTACCTTCTCGCCTGCTGCTCCGTACCCGAAGGCAGGGATGCGCTCTGCTTGCGTCTTATTGCGCACCTTAGTCCAATCGTAGGCGTAGTAGTACGCTTCAATATCACCCTCCTCATTGCACTTCTCAGCACGCAAGGTCTCGACAGGCATATGGTATACCTCTGCAATCTTGCTCTTATCAGCGGTGTAGATGACTTGGAAGGCAGCATTGCCAAGCATATAGAAGTCATTGACCACACGCTTGAGCTGCTCAGGTTGGATGAGTCGCTTCAGCTCCAAATATCCCGCAGGGTTTTCAGCAGGGTCTACCGCATCAATACCCTTGCCGTAAATCATATCGATGATTCCCGTGATGACGGCATTGTTGGTAGGGCTAGCGTTGTACAGGTCGATGAGGTAACCGAAGAAGTCATTGTCATCACCATACTCAACCCAACTCAAGCGAGGGTTCTCGCTCACTTGTGGCGTGGTGTATGATGCCAGATTAAGAAGGCGGATATTACTCTCCATAAATTACAAAGTCATTGTTCATTGTGCGCTCGGTAGTTTGCAGCACGGGTTGGTAGGTTCCGATGGTCTGACCGCTGGGTAGCATATAAATCTTGTCAATAGCCAAGACCTTTGCATCATCTGCTCCAAGTGCGGTGAGTTCATTCGTAACGCAAGTTAGTGATTCTATCGTACCTGAATCTGCAATTACTCGGTCTTCGTATTCGTTTGCGACTCCTGCTGCGTAGCGTTGGTCTTCGAGGCGCATCACATACGGCACCTCTTGGTCTAGGTTTGCGCTATTGTATTCAAACGTCAGCTCTCTCGTTTCCTCATCAAAAGATGGGTCTACGAGCGTGTACGTGATGACTTCCCGTGTATCCTTGTTTATGAATTTGGCTTGGATTCGCCAGTAGTCTCCGTAGTTTGTGAGGTCATCATTGCCGTACTTCCAGTCACGGATGGGCAAAGTGATGTCCTGCTGGGCATTATATGATAGGAAAATCATACCTAAATAACCCCAAGTGGGTGCAAAGTGGGGAATGAGTCAAAAGAAAAAGGGGGCCGAAGCCCCCTCATCCATCCTAAATACGTCCTGCTCCGTTCAGCAGTACGATGCGAATATACGAATTATCCTCGTACGATTACAGGCTTAGTTCCAGCAAGCCCAGCAAATGGGTCATTAGGAATTGCTCCTTTAAGGAAGTTAGCTGGAGTACGCTCTTGGCCCGTGAGGGTTACGTTGTATCCAGTAAGGTCTCCCATAGCAGCACCAGTTACGATAGAGCCTGCTGTGACCTCTGAGCCGTGTTCTAAGCCCATTACCCAAGAGTTACCATTGTTGTCCTCTACGACAACGATAGGCTTCGCCCAAGAGAGTAATTTGATTTGCTTAGTGGTTTCGGCATCTTGCTTCTTGAGTACGATGTTAAGCACCTGCTCGAAGAAGGTAGTGCCGTTGTCACGACTAGAGTTGATAGCCTGCTCGAAGTTTGAAGTTCCCTTCAATTCGTAGGCGTATGCTGATACTGCTGCCGTTGCAAGCTGGCTGATGACATCCGTGTTGGCGGTGTCGTAAGCTACGCTAGCAAGGTCAATAGAGTTGATGAAGTAGACGTAGTTGAGTCCGCCTACTTGGTCTTTACAAGGCTCAATGCGGCCTAAGGTGAGTGTACAAGCCATTTCTTTTATTTGGAATTAAAAAAGGGGGCGAGGGCAAAGCCCAGCCCCCCTCATTGTTTAATCAGTCAGCGAATTAAGCGTAGTAAACGATGTCAGCACCGAAGCCGATTTGCACACCAGCCGTGAAGCGCATAATGAAACGGACGTTTTTGCTTCCGTCTAAGTCGCTCATATCGAGGACCTTAACCTCTTGGTGGTCCGAAAGAAGACCAGTTCCGAAGTATAGGTTTGACTTCTGAGCCAAGACCATCTTGTTGCTTCCCAAGCCAGGAGCGTGGAATACGCTCACGCCATCGAAAGAAAGCTCTTGGTTAGCGTACCACAAGTTGCCCTTGTTGTCAACACCATTAGCACCTACACCAGCAGCAGCGAAGCCACCAAGCGCACGAACGTAAGCCTTGAATACGTTAGTTGAAACGTAGAGCTTCAAGTCATCCTTGCCGTATACTGCGTTCGGTGCTGAGTCCATTACACGCCCCATCTCAGTAATGACATTGGCAGCAGTCACGCCACCAGTAGCAGCAGTCACATCGATAACGGTAGTGTCAGCAGCAAGCAGAGTTTGGAATCCGTTGAACTCACCAGCGTTGCCAGTTGAACCAGTCCAGATTTTGCTCTCAACCCACTCAGCTACTTTAGCAGCGTTGTAACCGATGAAGTAGTCAACGAATGAAGTAGGAAGTTGGTCGAATGCTGAGTAGCCCATTTGTACGGCTTCCCAATCTGATTCGAAGTCGCTTTTGCAAAGCTCCAAGTTAACCTGAAGGAACTCAGGCTGAAGGATGGCTTCCGTCAAAGTCAGGGTAGACGTATCGGTGAAGTCACAAGTTTGGTCTTTAACGATGTCGTTCAGGTTGACCTTCTTGAGGACTTCCTTGAATTTTACGTTAGGCTTAACGGTGATACCGCCTTTGGCGATGGTGTCACCAGACAAGAGGGCAGCAGAGATGTACTTTCCTGCAAACTCACCTGCGTAAGTAGTAGTGATTGAAGTGGTCGTTGCCATTTTGGCTTACAATTAATTATTGGAATAGTTTAGAAAACACTCGGTCTTTAGTATTTGAAACACGCTCTGCACCGATGTGAAACTTCAGTTCGTGCTTTTTCTCTACGGGAGCAGCAACGATGGGCTTCTGTGCAGCCATAGCTACCTCAACCTCACCTTCGATGTCCTCATCAACGACTGGCATCTCTGCCATCTTTTGTTTCATCATTTCAACCTCCTCACGCAGTCCTTCTACAAGGCCTACAAGGTCAGCAATGGTCATCTCTGGAGCGACCTCCTCAGCGGCCTCTACCTCTACTTCGATGGTTGCTTCTTCAGCAGCCTCTTTGATTTCCTTGATGATGCCTTCTTCTTCGATTACGAGGATGCGGCCATCTTCAAGTTTATGCTCGCCAACAGGTGCAGCGATTTTCTCGCCATCACCTCCAACGAGGAATACGTTAGCACCAGCCTCAAACACTTCGGCCTCAACCATAGTGCCATCAGCAAGTGACATAGAAGCCAGCTCCACCTTCTCTGGGGTGAGAGCCAACTCGATTTTCTTGAATACGTCTTGCAGATTCATACCTAAAAAATTGTTATTAGTTAAATTGGGTATTTTACTCCTGCGCTTTGCCACCGATGAATCCTATGCCTTGTGCTTGCATATCGTTCTTGTCGCAGCATCTGCGAGAGTAAGTTTTGCCATCAGGGCATAGGCAGCCTCTGGTGGAGTTCTGTGGTACGGGGGGCTTTGGCCCCTGATTGAAACCCTTCATATTTTACCGAGTTCTTTAAGTTTAGATTCTGCCCAACGCTTACCAGCAAGCCCACCCCATAACAGGTATGAGATAGTGCCACACGCTTCCGTATCGGATTCGTTGTAGTATTCTTCGGCTCTTGATAGGTATGAGTGCATCCGTGAGATGGTCTCTACCGACAATGGCTTGCCCTGTGCGAGCTGCTGCGCTCGTATCTTGCCCACAGGGGTAGCACACTTGTTGCCGTTCTTTTCGTTCAGGTCAATGCCCTTCTGAGCGTTGTTGCTCACCGCATCGGGGTAGTCAGCATACGACTCCATCTCTAAACGCTTGCCACTCTTTTTGCGCTTGTCTTCTTTGATGATGGCACGCACGCTACCCAAGATGTACTGCTCTGCGATATGCTCGGCCTCTGCCATCTCGATTTGAGCAAGGGCATCTTGCAGGTCTTCGGCACGAACCGATTCACGCTGGGCAAACCATCCCTCGATAGAGAAGCCTTTGACCTTGCCCTCTTTGACGTACTCTGTCCAGATGGATTCGTTGTTCACCTTCATCATGACAACCCAAGTACCGACAGGGTACTCTAGGCCGTAGGCACGGCTCTTGTCGTTGTTCTCATCCTCGATAATCCAGCTCTCTACTACGCTCAGTCCGTTGAGTTCCTCTGCGTGTTCGAGTGTTGCATTGTTTTGGTTGCCCTTAATCATATACAACTCACTCGCCTTGCGGATGGTCTCAGGGCTGAAGTACACGTAGTACTCCTCACCCGTCTTGTCATCGTATCGGTAGATGGGTTTGTTGGGTACGAGTGCTGCTCCGATTAGGATGCGCTTGTCCTCATTCTGTACTTTGAACTGGATTTGTTGCTTCGATAGTGCAATGAATTGCTCCTCGATAGCAGGGCTTTCAACGATGCTGATGGCATCTACGCCCATCAGTTTGTCATCTTCCAGTATTAGTTCGTAGATTTTCATCCTCCGATTGTTGCGCTGGAGCGTATTCTGCGCTCAAGCTGGTTAGCGTTTGTGATGTCTTGGTTTACAACGTAAGCCCTCATCGGTCGCCCAAGCAGCCCAGCAAGCTGGTTCTCTGTGGCTCCGAACTGAATGTTGGGCGTGAGGGGCTGGGCCGTAGGTGTAGAGGTTGGGATTGATGGCTGAGATACACGACCGCTTGAGCCTCCACCTCTTTGGAATTTAGTAGCTGCGATTGTTGCTATCTGTGCTGCACCAGTCACGGCAACAATACCAGCCTTCACGAAGTTGGCACCCGTGAGGGCATCCTGTGGTACTGCGAGCTGAGTCATAATAGCAGCAGCGGTGCTGGCTACTGCCTCACCGATACGCAGAGCCTTTGTGATTTTAAAGGTCTTTTCAGCGTTCTTCTCGTTGCCCTTGCCAAGTGCTTCGGTGAGTTGTGCGATAGCACCAAACGATTGAGATACCAATTCAACAGACTGAGCCGCCTGTGCAATCTCCAAAGCACGGGCCTCATCAGCGTACTTCTTTTTGATTTCATTCTTCTTCTGCTCGTATACGGCAGTCACTTCAGTCGTGTCCTTGCCCGCTTTGATGGCTAAGGTTAGAAGCTGCATATACTGCTGATTGGCTGCTGCAAGCTCTTGCTGCTGGGCGGTGCCAGTAGAAGCCTTCATCTGCGCCAGCATATCATTGTACGCATTCACGTTCTGTGATTGCTGGAGCTTACGCTCTGCTGCCGTTTTCTTTTCAATCTCGGCTACCTCACGCTCTACCTTGATGCGTTCAGTTGCTGCTTCAAATGCTTTCTTCTCACGCTCCTCGATAGCCTTTGCCTCCTCCTCTGCTGCGACTTTGGATTCGTTACGCAAGCCCTTAAGCTCGGTCTCAAGCCTGCGCTGCCTACGGAGTGATTCTGTGCGGAGGTCGTTGACCTTAGCCTCTGCTTCTGCCAAGCTGCGCAAGTCCTCATCCGTAGATTCACCAAGAGCGATGCGCTCCTTTAGGTATTTGACGTAAGATTGAGCGTTCTTCTGCTCGGCTTTTGCTACGTTATTCTCAAGGTCAAACGCTCTGCGTACTGCCTTCTGGCGTTCCTCGATGCTCTTGGTTTCATCATCTGCGATGATACGGGCCTTAGCGATTTCTCGGTTAGCCTCTGCACGCATCTTGATGAGGTCACGCTCTCGGTCTTCGATGTCATCAAGTTGCTTCGCTAACGCTGCGCCTGCTTTGGTCTCTCGGATGATTTCATCACCCAAGCCTTTGAATGCGTTTTTAACGCCCTCTACGGCACCCTTGAAGTCACCGCTGAACAACTTGACAAGCGACTCGCCTAAACCGATTACACGGTCTATTACGACTTTGACGGCTGCTGATACCCCGCCCATAATCTCAGCGAACTTATCCGCACCACGAGAGGTCTGGGTGAAGTAGGTAAACAAAGCACCAAGCGCAACTACAAGCGCACCTAGCCCCGTAGCAATTATCGCACCCTTGAGGGTAGTCATTGCCTTGATGGTGGTCTGAACGCCACTTATCAAAGCCTTGAAGCCAGAGGCAGCACCACCCGTGTACTTGTCTACGGCCTCAGTAGCTGAGGACATAGTTTCGTTTAGGGCATCGGTTTTCTTGTTGGTGTCACCGAGAGCCTTGTTTAGCTCCTGTACATTGAGCAGGGCTTCCCCATTCTCAACCTTCAGCTTTATAACTTTCTCGACTGCCATTGCCTCTTGATTTGTTGCTTCGCTTCTGCCCAGCTTTCAATGACCTCCCACTTGCCCTTTGAGATTTCAATCTCCTCGCAGATGCCGAAGTGGTCACCCTTTAGACCAGTAATTAAAGAACCTATATTCATAACACCTGTTGTCTTGTGGCTACAATGCTCCACGTTTCTGCGACCTGTGTACCGCCCTGATGCTCCAACTGCAAGAACGAAGCAAAGCCATTCACCGTCTGGATTGTTACGTTGTATCGGTCAGAGCCTGTATTGTGGAGTCCGTGTATCGTATCGGATGCTGCTCCCCTCACAATCGTGTAGTCCGTTTGATACGAGTAGGTTTGACAGGTCAACGTGATGCGCACAATCTGATGGTCACCCTCAGCCATATCGAATAGCGGAGTGGCGTAGTTGTGCAGCGGCACACACCTAAACGTAGTAGCCTCAAGGTCACTCACGGCCTCGTACCAATACTGCGTATTCGTAGGGCGGGTGGTGTTGGTGGTTACGTTGGCGATTGGTGCTTTCTCAAGCCCAACCAATCCCTTTGATTTAGACGCAACGTATTTGCTGGTGCGCCAGTAGCACGTATTGTCGCTCCACTTGTAGCCGTAGAACTCGCAGCATTGCTGCGTAGCGGCACCGCTGAAGGTCACCGTGCCATTGTTATTCAGGCTGGTCACCGTGCTAGCGCAGAGCGATGAGTTCACAAACGAGGCACGGAATAGCTCTACCTTGCCCGTCATCTTGTCAGGGTCGTAGCCCATTATTTTGTTGATGCGCCAATACTCACCATCGTAGTACACTTGGTCGTTCAGGTTCAGCAAGAACAAGTCCGAAGGCTCAAGCACTATACTGACCTCCATCATCACTGCATCGCTTGCATATAACTCAAGCAGGTAGGTAGCGTAGAAGTCAGTGAGTAGGTTGCTCTTTGGTGGCTTGGTTCCCTCTACCTGCGGTATTCCGTATGTTGCGGTGAACGTGCTATCGTACGTCACGTTGAAGATGGGGTACTCAATCTGCGATTGGAACGTGCCATCGGTGCTACGGAAGATGTAGTAGTTCGAGGTGCCATTCAAGCCCTTGTAGTACAACAGGCGTGGTGGTGAGTCGATAGGCTTGCCCTCTGCATCGAACATCTGAATCACCTCGAAGGTGGTATTGGAGTTGATGCGGTTGGTGATGGTAGCAGCAAACGGAGTATCGATGACAATCTCGCTATCTGCGAACTGGTTGTTCGTGTCCTCTACCTCTACGCTTCCGTGTGGTATTCCGAATGCTGAATTGTAGGCATTGTCCAAAATAGAGTTGCCGTTAGCCATCAGCATTTTGATGGTCTTGCCTTGCAGCTCGGTGGTAGGTTTAATCGTTACGGGTTGGCTAATGTCGACTATCTCGTTCCAATTGCGTACCGCACCATCCCCAATCCACTCATCGTAAGCGTATACGTTCAGGCGGTTTGGAATCTCCTTGCTCGGTACGAACACCAGATTAAACATCTTAGCCAAGCCAGCAACGAAGTCCTTTTGCTTCATCTTAGGCAGGAACATCGATGGGTCTACGTCTTGCCCTGTGGGGTAGTCGGGTGCGCTAATCACCGTCATCTGGCACGAAGCATCAAGCGTACCTCCAGAGTCAATGCCACCAATACGGAACGACACAAGGTCGCTCGTTGTAAGGTTCATAAACGAATGCACGAAGTCAATCGAGAACGCACCAACCGTGATGACGTCTTTGGTTTGGATTGCCGTGTTGCCCAAGTACATCGTGATTTGATACACGTTGTCACCAGTTGATGAGCTGATGTTGCCCTGCACGTTGAACTTGTACTCCCCTATGATGGGCAACTGATATCGATAGGTACCAGCATTGAAGTTGTTGCCGTTGTCGTAAACCTCCGTGTTGAATTGGATGATGCTCGGTGTGGTACTTGTAAGCTCAGGGATTGAGAGCGTAGCACTCGAATACACCTGCGCCAAGCGGTCATTGAACGATGCCTCCAAAGGCACAAGCCCCTCTTTGTTGTAGCAAAGAAGGTACAGGGTAGAGAACTTCTCGTTGTCGAAGATTCCGATGTTGGTGTCTACGCTATACCCCGCCTCCGATAGGATTTGCTGGAACACGATGCTCGACTTCATCGTAGGAAAGAAGTCGGTTTCCCACATCGGGGTGGTCAACTGCTGCGGAGCGAATAGCGTATCGCTTGCAAAGACACGGGTATCAACAGGAGCATACACGATATCCCCACTAAATAGGTCGAGGTTCCAACTATCGGTGATATTCTCGTAGCTGAAGGTGTGGGTGTACTCGGTGAAATTAAGCTCACGCAGTTCCTTCTCGCCTACGTTGCGAGCAAAGCGGGCGTTCTCACCCGCCACCAAGATTTGGTACTGCTTCGCTACCCCGCTATCCATTGCCACGTCAAGGAGCTGGAGGTAGCCATTGAGCATCACAAGGTCATCCGAGTATAGGGTGACATCTTGCTTGGCGTAGGGGTTGAACCCCCCGCTTATACTCACATCATAGTAGTGCTTGAAGAACTGATTGTTCACATCCGTAGCGGGTACGGAGAAGCTCTTTGAGATGGGGCTAAATACTACCGCAGGGTCACGAAGGTCAGCAAGGTTGTAGTCGATGCTGATGCTCTCATCTGCGTACAGGTCTAGGTAGCCTGTTGATGTTTGAAGCGTTAGAGCCATACTCGGTTTTTGACTTGTGCTGCGTATTCAAAGCTGAAGGTGTACTGCACTAGGTTGTCGTTTAAACTGGTCTTGTATTCCACCTGCGTATCCTTGAGGATGACGTATCGGTCTTGCTCCACCAAATATACGGCATCAGAAAGCAGCATCTCTTTGACCATCTGATTGTAGCCATCATTCAGGAAGCCCGTGTTGAGTACGATGCTATCCCTTCCGAAGTTGTTGAAGGTCTTGGTTGGTGATGCGGTTGCTGCGTTGTATGTCCAAGTGCTGCTCCCTATGGTTCCTACGTTGGTCTCGTAGCTCTCTTTGGTAGTAGCCGTTGAGGTGGTGCTTTTCTTGAAGGCTACGATATAATCCCAAGCACTCCATTTGTTCTGGTATGCGATGGTGATAGGCGTGTAGCGTGGCTCGCACGTAGGGTAGAAGCGGGTGGTGTATTCTGCATCATCGACACCCAACTCCAGCAATGCGGTATCAAGGCAAGCGAGAGCCTCTATGGTGCCTCCATCAGCCTTAACCCGTTGGGCATAGGCGGTGCTTATCAGGTTACCAAGCGACAGGTCGTAGTATAACAAATCCGCTATATCCTCTGGCTTCGGGTCAATGACCGAATCGTTGAGGTTAGCAGGGCCAGCAGGCAAGAACCAGAGCTTGTCCGTTGAGTCGGTAGAGTCCACCGCACCGAAGTCAGCGATGTCATTGACGGCAGTCTGCCCGTCTGAATACTCAACCCGCATACCATTCACCAGAGCAGGCACTACGCCAATGGTCATAGCCTGTCCCTCTTGGATGTATTGTGTGCTGCTACCGCTGGTCATTACTCCCGTTGCGGTTGTTGCGTTTACGCCATCCACAAACTCCGTGTACCCGTCATATCCTTGAATGGTATTGGATGTTGCGCTAACCGCAGCAATGCCTCCAGCGGTCGTGTACTCACGGAACTTAACCTGCACATTCACTACCGTTCTTTCGTTGTCGGTAGCGGTTCCTGCTGCGTGGTCGATGTCGGTCTGCGAGAGGTACGAGTTTACGATGTTGCTCACATCAAAGTACCCGTACAGGTTGCTCACTGATTCCTTTGGTTTGATTAGGCGGTAGGCGTAGCTCACAGGTACGCTTGCGCTATCCCCAAACCAGATGAATACATCAGCAACGTACTTGAATCCAGCGTTGCCTGAGTTGTTAGAGCTTACCGCATAGACCATAGGGCTTCCTGCGAAGCTGCGTGTAGTCGGCTGCTGGTTGATAGTAATTGCCATTACTTGTACTTTTTATTCAGTTGGTTGATGGTGAACTCTAAGAAGTCCTCCACGTCAAGCCCGTAGGCCTGTTGTATTTCTGCTGGTAGTTTCTCGAAGCCCAGATTAAAAGGGCGTGAGTAGAACTCACTTGGCTCGATTCCTTTGGCCTTAATCTTTATCATCACCTTCCTTGCGGTCTCAGCATACGACAGGAGCTTGCCCTTGTTGTCACGGAACTGAAACTTCCTGCGAGCTACCCACGCATAGATGGGGCCGAATGGGGGCATTTTCCCTGCCTTCCGTCCCTTATCTACCCACTCACCATACTCAGCCATCAAGAAGTCAAAATTCAAGCTATTAGGGCCTGTGGTTACTTCGTATGCTAGCGAGTTGTAAAGGTTGTTGGTTACGTTCTTTTTCTTGCGGGTTAGGTTCTTGCGGCTTTCAGCAACGAGGTACTTCCCAAACTTCTCAAGAGCAAGCTGGGTATTCTCCGCTTTTTTGAGGTTTGGATTACCCTTTGCCATTTAGCAGATGATGGTCGGGTTCGGAGTCTCGATTTGTAGCGTGGCCTTCCACCCGCAGAGGGTGTTCTCAAAGTCCTCATCGAACGGCTCACAGGTGGGGTCGTTGACAAGGCGGAAGCCATCAGAGTACAGGTCACCCCTGCGGAGGGATGCTATCATCTCTTGCAACGTGAATAGGCTGCGGTGGTAGATGTCTTGCTTCTGGGCTACGCCTTCAAACGAGTAGGGTGGGATGTTCGGGTCTTGCTTTGAGTAGTCCACCACATCCATCACCAGCACATCTATGGAATATGTGACGGTGCGCTCTTGGATGTCTGCCGTTCCAGTGAAGATATGGCACAAAGGGAACAGGGTCATCTTACGCATATCAACGTCAAAGATGTTGCCCCACGTTACTGAGTTCACATAGGATGCTGAGGTGGCTGCTGATTGCAAAGCCTCGCATACCTGATAGTAGCCGTACTTCATAAATAGAAAACCACTTAGCGGCTATTCTGCCGTGAGAGCTGCGCCTCTAGTTTTGCCTTGTCGGTTTCGTAGGTCACCCACATCAGGCATTGGTACAGAGGTAGGTCGGTTACCGCTTCAAGGTTTTGTACAGACCCCGCAGCAAGTTGATGGAGGACTGCATACCATCCCCATCGTTTTCCAAAGGCGGTTCTGGCATCGAGGATTTCTCTTGTTTCGCCACTTGCTTCAAATAGGTCAGAGAAGACATTTGCAGTCCTATCTCTAAACGATAAAAAAAAAGCAGCGCACCTTGTACAATGTCCATTGTGATGTCCTCGAATGCTGCTCCATCGTGCTTGTCTGGGTGGTACTTTTCTATCTCGTGCCGACCATACTGCTCCTTTATCACAGGGCGGTACAGGATGCCCAGCCACTTGTGAGCGTTCTTGATTGGGTCTTTCATATACTCCTCCAAGTCCACGAACTCACCGAGTGAGATATCCTCCAGCTTGGGATGGAATCCGTACTTCGTGTCACCGATTGTTACGAACCGCTGCAAGGGAGGGTTCTCGGTGAACACCCCTGCGATGATGGTCTTGATGTCTTCTAGCTCGCTGATAGGGAACGAGGCTTGCTCATCCTTATCGATGCCGCAGAAGATAGCAAGAGCCAAGTCCTCTGCATTGTCTTCGGTGGGGTTGGCACCCATAAAGCGTTGGAAGTCCTTGAGCTTGATGTCAGCCCATACGGTTGGGACACTTATTGTGCGTAGCATTGTTGGCGGGTATTGTTGATGTTCTCAATAGAGTAGAACTGCACATCCTTGTGAAGCTGCTCGGCTAAGGCCTTGCATCGTTCGGGGTCTAGGTTCTTCAGTTCTTGCTCCCAATGGGCAGGGCCTTTGCAGAGGATGGAGTTACTCTCGTTTAGGAATGGCGTGTAGGGGTGCATATCCTGTGCGATGATGCAGGTCTTGGTGAACCCAGCCTCCAGAGCCTTGAGGTTGGACTTGCATTTGTTGAAGGTACTTGGAGCAAGAGGTGCGATACTCACGTGAATCTTCTTGTAGAGCTTGCCGTAGTCAGACCAATCAGCCCTCTCGAACTCATTAGAGGCGTTTAGACGCTCTTTGTAGTATGGGATGGAGTAAGAGTTCAACCCTGATAAATTGATGCGATTGTAGGTCAAATCCTCATCGTGGTGCAATGCACCCATATAACCTACGTTAAAGCCCTCCTCTTTATCAATGTCTTCCCATTGCCCCCTACGGGTGTCGATTGCATTTGGCAGTACCCAGATGGGGACATACGGATTCTCCTTCTGAATCTTCTCAGCGAGGTAGGCGTTGGTCGTATGTATCTCATCCGCTATCTTCAAAGTCCAGATGATGTCTTGGGTCTTCTGAGCGTTGCGGTTGGCGTGGCTACGAGGTAGCACCCACCAGTCATCAATATCAAGAATGAGCTTGATGTTGTTCTTGAGCAGCATCGCCTTGAATGCTCGGTGGTTCTTCGAGCTTACGCCACGATTGACCACGAGGTGAGTCATCACGTCTTTGTATTTGTCAATCTCATCAAGCTGCCCGAACTTAACTAGGAAGCCCCGCATCAGCAGGTCTTCGTATGGTATCTGGAGTCGGTGGTAGAATACGCCACCTTGTTGGCCTGCTACAAAAATCATCGTACTGAATATCGCCCGAAGTTGGGGTTGTTTTTCTTGCTAAAGATAGCGTATCGTGCGGCATCAATAGCGTGGTTGAATGCGTCAATGGGTTTGTTCAGCAGGTTGCCGTTCTTGTCCTCTGTCCACTTGTAGTTACGCAGTTCCTTTTCTAGGTTCTTGCTTCGTGGGGTGATGAATATCTTGTAGCGTTTCATTATGTCAATACCAGCGTTCACGCTATCCGCACCCTTTGAGGTGGGCTTTACGTTGAATCCCCTGCGGTAAAGCTCCTCGATTGACTTGGGTTCTGCGCTATCGGCATACACCTCACTCCTTCGGTCTACCCCTAGCGAGGTTAGCACGTTGGCGATGTCGTTATTGGTTAGCCCCGTCTGGTAGAGTAGCTCATCAAGGTACAGGCATCCATCAGCTTCATATACCGCTACGAGTGCGGTGGGGTCATTCGTGTACCCGAAGTCCATTCCCATCGACAAGAGCCTTGCGTTGGTGGGTACGTCTGTTGCTCCGAACTGGAAGATGGTGGCACGGCTCATACCACGCTCACCCAAGCCATAGATTCTCCAGTAGTCCTCATCGGTATGCTGGAGGCGTTCAATCTCCTCTACAATGGAAGCATCTAGGAAGGGGTTATCCTTGTAGGTACTTTGTATGTACGTTACATCGTCACGGGTTAGGAGCTTGTCGTATATCCAGTGGAACGCATCGGATGGGTTGTAGTCAATCCATATCTTTCCTGTGGTACGAACCAAGAGCTGAAAGAAGTCCTCCCAAGAGAGTTCGTTTGCCTCGTTGCAGAATAGATAGTCACGTCTTGCTCCACGTTTCTTCTGCGGTTGGTCAAGGCTGATGAACTCAAAGAGGTTGCCGTTGAGGGTGTAGGTGTAGTCGCTCTTATTATGGCGTGACTCATCGTACAACTCAAGTTTGTTGAGTATCTCAAAGAAGTCACGGTATGCCGTCATCTTGAGTGATGGCAGCGACTTGCGCACAATAGAAAAAACCTTACCCTTCTCTTGCATTGCGATGACAATAAGCATCTGCAAGATGGAGTAGGTCTTTCCTGAACGAGAGCCTCCCTGATTAACTACTATCCGTGTGGGTGCGGTGTAGTTCCTTTCAAAGAGTTCACTTGTCTTGACTTGGAGTACGGACAATCTCTACTTTGATTTGGGTGAGTTCATCTGCTGCTTCGTGGGA